AGAAAGAAGTTTATGTCTACACGCAAGATGGTAAACTTTTTGTTGAGGGTCAAAAAGAAGATAAAGAAACGGAGTCCAACTATATCCACAAGGGTTTGGCTCAACGGAGTTTTAAGAGAGCGTGGACACTCTCTGATGATACGGAAGTACGATCAGTTGATTTTGAGGATGGTCTTTTGACTGTGACTCTTGGTAGAATTGTTCCGGATCATCATAAGCGCAAAGATTATCTATAAATATAATTGAATATCGTCGGCGCTATGCCACGGGAGGTAACTGGCAAAATCCAGTTGACACCTCCTTTTTTTCTTGCTAAACTTATCTTATGTGGTCCAAAAATTATGACTGTTAAATTATTGCTGGTTAAATCTGGAGAAGATATAATTTCAGATGTTTCTGAGATGGTAATAGGTGGAGAAGAAGATGATAAAGAAGACTTCCGAAGAGTTGTTGGATATTATCTAGATAGTCCTTGTGTAGTTAAAATTATAAATCAATCATTTTTATCCCCAGATAATGATAAAAATCAAGGAGTTGAAGTTTCTTTGCATCCTTGGATTCCTCTTACTAGCGATAAAAAAATACCTATCCCAGCGGATTGGGTAATCACAATGGTTGAACCTGCATCCTCATTAAAAAAAATGTACTTAAGTAGTGTGAATAAAAATGGAAAAGATGATCAAAGTATTAGTATTGATGAACAATCAGTTTCTAATTAGTCAGATTGAAGAAGTTGGTGCTGATATTGGAGAACCTGATTGTAAGTTGATTAAACCATTCATTATCGATAATAATGGATTAAAAACTTTACAACCATTTTTGAGTGGTTATACTAAACAAGATACATTTATGATGAGTTCGGATAAGATTATTACTCTTGCTGACCCGACTCCGACGCTTCTTGAAAAATATGAGGATTTAATTAAAGAATGAATTTTTACACTAATGTTCAGTTGATTGGAAATCAATTTTTGGTCCGTGGAGTACAAAATGGTAAAAGATTTGAAACGAGAGATGAGTTTTTTCCAACTCTTTATGTAAAAACTAAAAAGGAATCTAAGTATAGAACATTAAGTGGTGAAGTAGTTGAACCGATAAATCCCGGAACAGTTAAAGATTGTCGAGAATTTTATAGTAAATATGAGAGTGTAGATGGATTTGAAATTTACGGAAACGAACGTTACATATATCAGTATATTTCCGAAAAATATCCAGATGATGAAATCAAATTTGACATCAGCAAAATCAAACTTGTAACTCTGGATATTGAGGTTGCTTCTGAAGGTGGATTCCCAGATGTGGAGTCTGCTTCAGAAGAAATCCTATCTATTAGTATTCAGGATTATACTACTAAGAAGATTACAACCTGGGGGGTTAAACCATTCAATAATACCCGTAAGGATGTAACTTATTACCATTGTCCTTCTGAGTATGAACTTCTTAATCATTTCATCAACTATTGGATGGTTGATGTTCCTGATGTGATTACTGGATGGAACATTCAGTTGTATGACGTTCCCTATATCTGCAAACGTCTTAATCGGGTTCTTGGTGAGAAACTAATGAAGCGTTTTTCCAACTGGGGGCTCGTGACTGAGGGTGAGATATTTATGAATGGACGCAAGCATACTACATTTGATGTGGGTGGTTTGACGCAACTTGATTACTTGGATCTCTATAAAAAATTTACTTATAAGGTTCAGGAATCTTATCGTCTGGATTATATTGCTGAAGTTGAACTAGGACAGAAGAAACTAGATCACTCCGAATTTGATACATTTAAAGACTTCTATACTAAAGGATGGCAAAAGTTTATTGAATATAACATCATTGACGTGGAACTTGTCGATCGTTTGGAAGACAAGATGAAACTCATTGAACTTGCTCTTACAATGGCGTATGATGCAAAGGTAAATTATGCCGATGTTTTTTACCAAGTTCGTATGTGGGATAATATCATTTACACATATCTCAAAAAGAAAAATGTTGTAATTCCACCACGAAATACAGAACGTAAAGATGAAAAGTATGAAGGTGCATATGTAAAAGAACCTATTCCTGGTATGTATGATTGGGTAGTGAGTTTTGACTTGAATAGTCTCTATCCACATTTGATTATGCAGTATAATATTTCACCAGAAACTCTTCTTGAGGAACGGCATCCTACGGTTAATGTCGATAAGATTCTTAATCAAGAACTTACTTTTGAGATGTATAAAGATTATGCTGTATGCGCTAACGGTGCTATGTACCGTAAGGATGTTCGTGGTTTCCTTCCAGAACTGATGGAGAAGATTTACGATGAACGTGTAATCTTTAAGAAGAAAATGCTTACAGCAGAGCAAGAATACGAGAAGACAAAGAACAAAGAGTTGATTAAAGAGATTGCTCGATGCAATAATATTCAAATGGCACGTAAGATTCAACTTAACTCTGCCTATGGTGCCATTGGAAACCAATATTTTCGTTATTACAAACTTGCAAATGCTGAAGCAATTACTCTTTCTGGTAAGGTTTCAATTCAGTGGATTATGAATAAGATGAATTCTTATTTAAATAAAGTTCTAAAGACGGATGGTGAAGACTATGTTATTGCTTCTGATACTGATTCCATCTATCTCAATATGGGTCCTTTGGTCGAAATTGTATTCCAGGGAAGAGAAAAAACTACTCAAGACATTATTTCGTTCCTTGATAAGATCTGTCAGATGGAACTTGAAAAATATATTGAAAGTTCTTACCAAGAATTGGCGAAATACGTGAATGCTTACGACCAAAAAATGGTTATGAAGCGCGAGTGTATTTCTGAACGTGGTATTTGGACTGCAAAAAAACGCTATATTTTGAGTGTTTGGGATAGTGAGGGTGTTCGTTATGAGACTTCTAAACTTAAAATTAAAGGAATTGAAGCAATCAAATCTTCAACTCCTGCACCTTGTCGCAAAATGTTAAAAGAAGCATTTAATATTTTGATGAGTGGAGCAGAAGATGATATGATTAAGTTTATTGATGAATTTAAAGAAAGGTTTAAACAATTTTCTCCAGAAGAAATATCATTTCCACGTTCTGCATCTGATGTTCAGAAATATACTTCATCGTCTCAAATTTATATAAAAGGAACCCCTATTCACGTTCGTGGAGCACTTCTTTTTAATTATTATATTAAACAAAATAAACTCAATACAAAATATTCTCTTATTCAAAATGGGGAAAAGATTAAATTTGTTTATTTGAAAAAACCGAATACTATTCACGAAAATGTTATTTCATTCATTCAAGACTTTCCAAGAGAACTAAATCTTGGTAAATACATAGACTATGATTTGCAGTTTGAAAAGTCATTTCTAGAACCACTTAAAGTAATTCTTGATATTATTGGGTGGAGAGTGGAGAAAAAATCATCTTTAGAATCATTTTTCATATAAATGAATTTACCAATTTCTCATAAACAATTAAATGAAATACTTGAATCTATAAGATATAAAAACCCAGATTTATATGCTAAACTCTGGGCACATAAAATAAATGTTTTAAATGGAGATAAAAAATAATGGATTTTCTTAAGGATATTATAAAAGAGATTGGTGACGACTTTACTAAGTTAGCATCTGATATTGAAGAAACGGAAACTTATGTTGATACGGGTTCATACGTTTTTAATGCACTGGTCTCAGGTAGTATATTTGGCGGTGTATCTGGGAATAAGATTACTGCTATTGCTGGAGAGTCTTCTACTGGAAAGACTTTTTTCTCTCTCGCTGTGGTTAAGAACTTTCTTGATACTAATCCCGATGGTTACTGTCTCTACTTTGATACTGAGGCTGCTATCACTAAATCACTTATAGAATCTCGTGGAATTGATACTACTCGTTTGGTTGTTGTTAACGTTGTTACTATCGAAGAGTTTCGTACAAAGGCACTCAAAGCAGTAGATATGTATCTGAAAACACCACTAGAAGATCGTAAACCTTGCATGTTTGTGCTAGACTCTTTAGGTATGCTCTCTACAAGCAAGGAAATTACTGATGCACTAAACGAAAAAGAAGTTCGAGATATGACTAAATCTCAACTTATTAAAGGTGCTTTCCGAATGCTCACACTTAAACTAGGTCAAGCAAATGTCCCGCTCATTGTCACAAATCATACATACGATGTCATCGGAGCTTACGTACCAACGAAAGAAATGGGTGGAGGTTCTGGACTCAAGTACGCAGCAAGTACAATCATTTATCTCAGCAAAAAGAAAGAAAAAGATGGAACAGAAGTGGTCGGCAATATTATCAAGGCTAAGACTGCTAAGTCGCGTTTGAGTAAAGAAAATAAAGATGTTGAGATTCGTCTTTTTTATGATGAGCGTGGTCTTGATCGATATTATGGTCTTCTTGAACTCGGTGAGATTGGCGGACTTTGGAAGAACGTAGCAGGACGCTATGAAATGGATGGGAAAAAGATTTATGCTAAACAGATTTTAAAAGATCCCGAAGTATATTTCACTGAAGAAGTAATGCAACAATTGGATCAAATCGCACGTAAGGAATTTAGTTATGGAGAAGGTTGAGTTTCTAATTCTTAGAAACCTATTACACGATGAAGAATATTTAAGAAAAGTATTACCATTCATTAAAAATGAATATTTTGATGATTCTGAACAAAAGATAGTATTTGAAGAAATAACAAAATTTGTGTTGGAATATAATAATGTTCCAACTAAAGAAATACTTTGTATCGAGATTGAAAAGAGAATAGATATAAATGAAGACCAGTTTAAAAAATTAATTCATTTAGTATCAAGTCTTGAAAGTATTGTAGTAGAAAAAAACTGGTTATTAGACACCACCGAAAAGTGGTGTCGTGATCGTGCCATTTATTTGGCACTTATGGAATCTATTCATATTGCTGATGGGGATGATAAAAAATCTCCAGATGCTATTCCATCAATACTCCAAGATGCTCTTGCAGTAAGTTTTGATAATCATGTTGGGCATGATTATCTTGAAGATTACGAAAAACGTTATGAATCTTATCATAAAAAGGAAGAAAAAATTGAATTTGATCTTGAATATTTTAACAAAATTACAAAAGGTGGGATCCCTAACAAAACTCTTAATATCGCTCTTGCTGGTACGGGTGTCGGCAAGTCTCTATTCATGTGCCATGTTGCTAGCTCCGTCTTGCTCCAAGGGAGGAACGTTCTGTACATTACGTTGGAAATGGCAGAAGAACGCATTGCTGAAAGAATTGACGCAAATCTCTTGAATGTTCCTATTCAAGATATCGTCAATCTTCCAAAACAAATGTTCGAAAGTAAGGTTACAAATCTTGCAAAGAAGACTCAAGGAACTCTAATCATTAAAGAATATCCAACTGCTTCAGCACACGCTGGGCATTTTAAATCTCTTCTTAATGAACTTTCTCTTAAAAAGTCTTTTAAACCGGATATCATCTTTATCGACTATTTGAACATTTGTGCTTCCAGTAGATATAAGGGTAATAGTAGCATTAATTCTTATACTTTTGTAAAAGCAATTGCAGAAGAACTTCGAGGTCTTGCAGTTGAGTTTAATGTCCCTATTGTAAGTGCTACTCAGACAACTCGTTCTGGTTATGGTTCTTCTGATGTTGAACTTACTGATACCTCGGAATCATTTGGTCTTCCTGCCACTGCTGACTTGATGTTTGCTCTGATTTCTACAGAAGAACTTGAAGGACTTGGACAGATTCTTGTTAAACAACTTAAGAATCGTTATAATGACCCTACCATTCATAAGCGTTTTGTGGTTGGTATTGATCGTGCTAAAATGCGTCTTTATGACTGCGAACAATCTGCTCAACAAGATATCCTTGACAATGGGAAAGATGAAGAGTATGATTATGAAGAAAAGAAACCTAAAAAAACTTTTGAGGGATTTAAATTCTGATGACTGATAAAAAAGTAATTGATTCTGACAAATACATTGATTTTGTTCGTCAAACTACAAGTCCAGCAAGTAGTGACTTTGCTCAACTTCTTTCACGAATGACTGAACTTGAAGCAAAACATGATGCTGATGTTCCTCGTCTTTTGACCGCTGCTCTTGGTATGACTGCAGAAGCTGGTGAATTTACTGAGGTTGTAAAAAAAATTATTCTTCAAGGTAAGCCTTATATTGAAGAAAATGTCTTTCATATGAAGCGTGAGCTTGGTGATATTTGTTGGTATATCGCTCAAGCTTGTATGGCACTTGATACCAACTTCCGTGAGATTATGGAAATGAACTATGAGAAATTGAGTGCTCGCTACCCAGAAGGAACGTTTGATGTATATAGAAGTGAAAACCGTGTAGAGGGTGACCTATGACTAAAGAAAAACAAGTAACACTTAAACTTGATACTCGTACCGCTGCAGCAGTCCGACAAGTTTTATTTGATGCCCAAAAAGGATATACTTATGATGAAGTAAGTGTTCCTCCTCGTGTGACTGATATTCGTGAGGTAATTGGGCAACTTGATGATAATATTGGCGCTGTTTTTGGTGCTTGAATTTGACTCCTTCGGGAGTTTTTTTGTTTTATAAATAAATAAAAAAGTATTCGTAAAAAAAATGTCTAGAATTACTGGAAAACAAGCTCTTGGACTTTTTGAGGCTTATCAAGCAGTATATGCTCCCCAAGAATTATCTGAAGAACAGATTTGGGAAGAAGTGGAAGAGTGGGTAAATTCACTTCTAGAAGAAGGATATGACCTAAGTGGTTATACTTGGGAAGATATGTATGATGCTTATATTGAAGAAGCGAGAGCAGAAGGTGTAAAACCTTATAAAGCAGGACCAACTCAAGCAGATGTAAGAGCAAATGCTGCTGCTGCTCGCCAAAAGCACGTATCTGGCGCTTCAAATCAAACTGGATATGGTCCAGAAGATAAGTTTAAGAGTGATTGGAAGCTAAGAGCAACTCCATCTTCGACAAGTAAGAGAAAAGATGGAACTATTGAAACTGTTTCTCAGAGAATGGATAGAGAAAAGCCTTATGCTACCAGACCATTTTCTCCATTGTTTACAAAACAAGGAAGTCGCACTGCTTCTGCCGTAACAAGAACGATTGAGGGTCCAGGAGAACCACAAGCAGTCACAATGCCTAGAAAAGGTAGAGGTGAAAAACCAAAACTTTCTAGAGAAATTATCCGTAAGGAGCACGTAGATGTTTATGATGTAGTTCTTTCCCATCTTCTTGGTGAAGGATATGCTAATTCGGTTGAATCTGCAGAAGCAATTATGGTAAATATGAGTGAGCAGTGGATTGAAAGTATTCTTGGTTGATTTAAACTAAACCAAATTTATATCCCCCCCTTTCTAAATATAAGAAAGGGGGGGATTTTTTATATGGCAAATAAGGGAATAGAGGCAGAGAAATATCTTGAGTTTCTTGTTAGGGAACAAGAAAACATTTTATCTCAAAAACCTACATCTAGTTTTTCTGGTCCCTTATCTCCGGAGGTAAAAAAATGTTGTGACGCAGTAATTGGAAAATTTATGACGGGGGGAAAACTGGGAGATATTAGTCTCACTAAATTTACTTTGCAAGATTATAAAAATACAAAAAAAGTTCCTGGAAGAAATAAAGCAGATTTTATTATAACAAATGGACCAAATACTTATAGCACATCTTTAAAATTTGGAGATGCATATCAACTTTCTAGTGCAGGAGTTTCTAAATCTACAGAAATATTTTATAATGCGATAAATGATGCATTTACATCTAGTAGAGATGTAAATAGTGCATATCAAAATGCATCTTTGATAACTCCGTATATTTTAAATATTGATAAGCAATTATCCGGACTAAAAACTACAACAAAACAAAATATTGCATCTGCATTAAATAGATATGTAAATGCTCCCAAGTCTTCCGGAAGTTTAATAAAACAAGTATTTAATAATAAAACATCTACTATGGTTGATTTTTATTATGAGATGAAACTGAATATTGTCGAAGAAATTTTAACCGGAAAAGAGACGACACAAGCAAATCACGCAAAATATATTTTAAATTTGATAAGTCCAACAAATATTATTTTCAAAAAAATAGATAAATCTTATGTACAAGAAGTTGCAGATAGAACAAGATTGAGAATATCTCCTAAATCTAGATCTGGTGGGATGCAAGAAATATCATTTAGATTTGAATAAATAGTTAGAAACACTATAAGATGAAAAGATTTTCTCAATTTATATTAGAAGCAAAAGAAACCAGGGCATCTGAGCAAGCTAAGAAACTTGGTTTGGTTGGTGATGGGCACGGGGATTGGTATAACTCCCAGGGAGAATTTGTTGCTAAAACTGTAGATGGGCAATTGAAATTTTTTAATAAAGGACAAAGAGTTGGTCAGAGAGATATTCCACCAAAATCTGGACAAGGAAGAGGAGCAGCTGCTACGGCACAACAGCAAGTATCTCCACAACAAACTCAAGGTCAGCAAATTTCTCCTCAGAGAATACCTGTAGGTCAAGAAGATCAAATGCCTGCGGATGATGAGTTTTTGACAATTGTTCTTGCTAAATTTAATCCACCATCAAAAGAGCATAAAAAATTATTTACTACTGCAAAAAGAGTTTCTTTGGGTGGAGAAGTAAGAGTTTATCCGTCTAGAACTCAAGATACTAAATCTAATCCATTATCTGCAAATAGAAAAATTTATTATTTGAAAATGATGTTTCCTGAAATTAAAGATGATATTGTAAATAATCCAGAAATTAAAACAATATTTGATGTGCTAATTGCAGGAAATGAAGATGGATATTCGAATGTAAATATTGTTGTTGGGTCTGATCGCCAAGCCGAAATACAAAATTTAGCAAATAAGTATAATGAAAAATTTTATCAGTACAATGAAATAAAAGTAATTCCTACTGGAAATTTTGATACAGAAAAGGATGTTTCGGGAATTTCTTCTGGTATGATGAGAAAAACTGCTGCGGATAATAATTTTAGAGAATTTAAAAGAGCCGTTACTAAAAATGTTGATGACCTTGATGCTAGAAAATTGTTTAACGAGCTCAGGAAAGCAATGGGATTTAAAGAAAATGTTAAGGAAAATTATAATCTTTGGGAAATTGCCCCAGAATTAGACTTTAAAAATTTAAGAGAAAATTATATCCAAAATAAAATTTACAAAATTGGAGATATTGTAGAAAATGTGAATACTGGTCTAGTAGGTAAAGTTATACGTAGAGGAACAAATTATTTGATTTGTGTTACTGAAGAAGATGTTATGTTTAAATCCTGGATAAAAGATATTGTCGAGTACAATGAAGTTAAAATGGATAGTTTAATGAGGGATAAAACTCACCCAAATACTCTTGTTGGAACTTTAGGGTCATTTAAATATCACGCAAAAATGACTCCAGGTGCAATTGGAACTAATAAGAAAAATCTTCAGTATGGGGGTAAAGCATATGGAGTAAATTTTATAAATAAATATAAGGCAAAAAAAGCAAGTACTTTTTAAGATGACTAAAGCAAAACCCGATTATCTTGATTTTGATAGTGATGGAAATACTAGAGAATCAATGAAAAAAGCTTTGAAAGATAAGAAAACAAAATCTGTTAAAGAAGGGTTGATTGGCGGTCAAACTAAAATTGATGTTGCCGCTCCTTATGGGAAATTGACTTCTGCAGATTTTAAACATCTTCGAAAATCAAAAAAGAAACTCACCAAAGAAGGATATTCAAATTGGAGAGAAGACCTGATTGAAATTGAAGATAAAATTCCGGCAAAAAAGGAAAAAGAAGAAAAAATAACAGAAAAAGAAGTTAATAATAAAATTAAGATTAATCCAAAACTTGAATTGGGGGAAGCACTAGAAAATCTTGGTGGAACTCTTATTGAAATGATCGAGATTGATGAAGTTGATTATATTGTTGAGAGTGTTTATAATGAACTTCTTGATGAAGGGTATGACGATGACGAAATTGAAGAAGCACTTGAATATGCTTTAGTTGAGGCAAAAGTAACTTTTGGGCACGATACTCCAACAGGACAAAAGAAAAAAGGTAATCTATTAAAAGCAGTTGGAAGACTTGCAAGACAAAAACTTTCCAGTAAAGTTCGTGGAGTTAAAAGATCAGTAGGTTCGGCAGCTGTCGGTGGATTAAGGAATGTTGCTAAAGGTGCTTTAGGTGTTGCTCGTAAAATTGAAGGCGATAAAAAACCAAGTACAGCACATACTAAAACAAGAACTGCATCAACTTACCGTGGTGCTGGAGTTGGACAAAGAGAAAGAGTAAGTAGTGGATCTTATTCTGCCCCAAAACCAGAAGCACCAAAACCACAACAAAGAAAAGCATCAACTCCAGTTTCTGATCCTTGGGAGGGATCTTATACATCCCAATCACCAAAACCATCGCCAAAACCTCAAGCAAAAACTACAACAGTTGCACCAAAACCATCGCCAAAACCTCAAGCAAAAACTACAACAGTTGCACCAAAACCATTAACAAAAGAACAGCAACAAGCAGTAGTAAGAGCACAACGTAGAAATCCAAATCTTTCTAAAAGTGATGCAGAAAGAATTGCATCTACTACTCCATCTAAAGAAGAGAGACAAAGAGAAATGAGAGCAAGAATGGCTGCTGCAGCTTCTAAACGTGGTTTAGATGAATCTCATTATAGTTTAGATACAAGAAAAGTTGAACCAGGAGAACCTGGAGAAGCACAAGCAAATCAAGCATCTTGGGATGACTATTGGAGTTCTGCTGCAAAAGGATATAAAGAAGAATATCAATTAACTGAAAAAGCAGAAAGTGAGCAGCAGCAAAAGATTTTTGGTCTTGCTCTTTCAGTGAAAAGAGGTCAAACCCCAAGATCTGAAGTAAGTGATAGAGTTCTTAAAATTGTTGATGGAATGGGCGAAAAGGAAATTCGTAAGTTTGCTAAAACAAAGCACGAAGGACTTCCCCACAAAGTCGAAACAAAAGAAGAAGTAATAAGACAACAACTTATTGCTAGAATGATTAATAAAATTGAAGAACAAGGTGAGATTTGCGTAGATGAAGCAAAACTTCCAAGTTCAATGAAAAAAGGTAAAAAAAAATTAGAAAGTAAAACCCAGGTCATTCACGATGTAGATGATAATCTTGCAGATCAGAGACACCCTGATGCCGCTAAGATTGATGTGATGAGAAAGAAATCTGGTGAGTGGAAGAAGGTGCAATCATTAACACCTAGCCAGTTTGCCCATCATAAACTCAGAAAACCAGGAGAACCGGTAAAGGGAGAAAATGATCCTGGGGATAAGTATGGATTTGATCAATTTAGAAGTACTAAAAAGTTTAAAGAAACGACCAAACCAAACAAACCAGTAGTAAGGTTGGGAGATAGTTCAAGAAGACTTGCTCAAAAATCTGTGGTGTCTGCTCGCGGCGGATCTGAATTTGGAAGTAAAAAACCAAGTACTCCTATGGATAAACCAGGAGAGTTTGCTAAAGATTTAAAATCCAGAATTGGGGTAAAAAATCTTGAGAGAAAGAATGTTCATTTTACTGGTGGAATGCGTACAGGTTCTGGTCCTGAGAAAAAGGCAGAAGTAGTTAAAAAGATTGTGAAACCTGATGCTAAAAAAGTAATTGCAACAGACGATCATCTTCAAAATGTAAGGCATATGGCTGCTGCAGCATCTGAAACTGCACCTAAAGCAAAAGTTAGAGCATATCAATCAAAACCAGCGACAAAGGCAAAAGGTAAGGTTAAGACTGGAGATATTGTTCCAGTAAGAGTTGGTAAGGAAAAGGATTTAAGTGATACAAATATTGGTATAAGAAAGAATACCACACCTTCATCATCTACTAAAGAAACTCAACGTAGAAGAAAAACTGCAAAACGTGGTATGAGAAGTGAAGCACTTGATATAAATACTCAACAACAAAATACTTCACAAGTTAATCAACCAACTTCAAATGAATTAAGTCCTAAACAAAAGTCTGCTCTTTCTAAGTTAGTACAGAGTAAGACGATGCAATTGACGGCAGCAAAAAGAGCAGTTTCTTCTGGAGTTTCTCCTGATATTAGTTGATTGTTAAATTTAGGTAAAATTCCTAAATAGTTTTGAATCCATTTATCCGGAGGTTATCATGGGCGTATTAGTAGAGGTTGTAAAACCACTTATTTTTGCTGCAATGAATTCTTGCCACACAAAGCGTCTTGTAGTTGAACTACTTGAGCGTTATGTAAATACCACTGATAATGATATTGATAATGTAATCGCAGGATCTGTAAGATCAGCTCTTCTTAAGGGTTGCTGATTTTTTTATACCTAATTTAATAATACTAATGGGGACTTTAATTTAACAGTCTCCATTTTTTATAAATAATTTTTAGCAAATAACTTTTACGGAAAAAGACATGGCACTCTGGGGAAATAATGATGCTAAAGGATCTGGTGGTACGGTATCTTTAGACTATGGTACTTTAATTGTAACTGGAACTGGTACAACTTTTGGGCAGGTAGGTGCTGCTGCTACTGGAGATGTGATTCGCTTCGGTGATAGAACAGGAACTTATTATGGAGATGCTGTGATTGTTGGTATTGCAAGTACAACTCAATTATCAATTGGAAGAACTTGTGGATTAAGTGGTGCCGCTATTTCTGGAGTTCAATTTGATATTAGTGAACTTCCAAAATATACAATTAAAGATAAGAGATATCAGCAAATTTTTACTAATACAACAGAAACAACTACTGAAGTAACTACTACAGCATCTGCTACTGCTGGAATTGGTACTAACATTGTTGCTATTGCAAGTACATCTGGTGTTTTAGTTGGAGATACTTTAGTTAGTGGAAGTGTTTCTAAAGTAGTTACTTCAATCGCATCAACAACGGTTTCTCTTGCTTCTACAATTGCAACCGCAATTACTTCTGGTGCATCTGTTGCGTTCAATAGAATAAGTGGTGGGTACGAAGCATCAATTTATGGTGTTGCTGATGCTGGAGTTGCTGATGCTGCAACCACTACATATGAATTAACCCATTCTGGATGGGTTGGTATTCAAACTTATAAAGATGCCGAAGGTAACTTGAGAGTTAAAAAAGAAGTTCTAGTTGCAATGTCTGGTATTACAACAGGAAATACTCCACTTTATGATTCCAATCCTTTTGCTTGATGATTTATGATTTTTACTGAATTGAATGAGGACAATTTTATTTTATTTGCTATTAAAAATTATGAAAATCCTCAAGCAGTAACAAAAGAAGATTTTGAAAAAGATTTAAATCATTTCAAATATATTAAAAGGTTACTGAAAAGATATAAAAGAGAAGGTGAATTAAAAACTCACCTTCTACTAAATCATTTTATTATTCTTTATAATATTTTTGGGGAAGCAACAACTCCAATGTTATTTTTTAAAATAGAGAAAGAACTTTGGTCTTCTTTAAAATCATTTATTATTTTTCTTGGTAGATTACCGGACTATCCAAAAACACCAATACATGATATTACGGTTGATATAAATTGCTTAACAAAGTTGTATAAAATCTACAATGAATCAGAAAAAAATTAATAGAATACTTGAAATATTTCGATCGCATTTAAATGAAGAACCTACTATGGCATTGAGTCATGGGCAAATTGCAGGAACAAAAGAATCCGGTGATGAACCTCCTGTAGATTTGAGGAAAGGAAAAATGAGAACCTGGAATCCTTTTTTCAAGAATCTTGTAAAAATGCATAGAAGAAAAAAATAAAAAAATAAATATTTGCAGTACTACTTTGGGTTTATTTTTTATTTTTGTAGTATATAAAAAAATAAATCCTTAAAAAAATGTTCAACCAAAATACAACTACCGATACTAAAATTGCTGTTTTAGAGGAACGTTTATCTTCTTACGAACTTTTACTAAAAAAGATAGATGAAGCAATTCAGATTATGGGTAAAACAAGTCAAAGTATTAGTAAAATGCTTGCTGTTCATGAAGAAAAAATTGAACAGTGTGTTAAATCAGATGATTTGATAGGTGGTCTTATTGGGGAACTAAAAGAAGAAAATAAAGAACATCGTTTGCATATTGATAAAAAAATAGAGCATATGGAAGAAAAGATAACAGAAATTGATAAAATAAAGTGGATTACTGTTGGAAGTGGGGTAGTACTTGCAGTTGTTGCTGCTTCAATATCTACTCTTGCTTCTGGGTGGTGGACTCCTGCTGGAATGGAAACTCACAATAGAATAGTTAAAGAAAATATAAAATAAGTAATACCAATCATCCCCCATTGTATAATATGGATACGCGCATTGACAAAACCAAATATTCTGGTATGATACATAAACGTTAAATGTGTTGTCATGGATTTTGTCGATATTAAATATCTCAATTTGATATCCGCTAAATTGTTAAAGTTTAAAAAAATAAAAAATAATCTTTATAATTGCCGTTGCCCAATTTGTGGAGATTCTAAGAAAAACAAAAATAAAGCAAGAGGTTATTTCTATCAAGTAAAGAATAATACAAATTTTAAATGTCATAATTGCGGGGCAAATGTATCATTTAATAATTTTTTAAAAGATTTTGATCCATTTACATACAAACAATATCAGCTTGAAAAATTTAAAGAAGGACACACTGGAAAAAACTTTACTACAGAAGAACCTAAATTTGAATTTGAGGCTCCAAAATTTAAACCTAAACTAGATTTACCAAAAGCATCAGAAAATGAAATTTCTAAAAATTATCTAGAAAGTAGGAAATTAAACTCTTATAAATTTTATTACGCAGACAAATTTAAATCGTGGACAAATTCTTTAAAAAAGGTCTTCGATGATACTAGTAAAGATGAACCTAGGATTGTTATTCCTTTGTTCTATCAAAATAATCTTGTTGGATTTCAAGGTAGAGCACTTGGTCCAAACAAGATTAAATATATTACCGTAATGCTTAATGATGATGTACCAAAAATCTACGGTCTCGATGAAATTGAAAAAAGTAAAACTGTCTACATCACAGAAGGACCATTCGACTCAACTTTCATTCGCAACTCAATTGCTCTTTGTGGAGCTGATGGTGATGTTAGTAAGTGGGGTATTAACGATTGTGTTTGGATCTATGATAACGAACCACGTAATGCAGAAATCCACTCAAGAATATCCCGTGCCATTAGTGATGGACAAAAAGTTGTCATCTGGCCAACATCAATAAAAGAAAAGGATATTAATGATATGATTTTGTCTGGACTTGATGTTCAATCTGTGATAGAATCAAATACTTACTCTGGATTAGAAGCAAAACTTAAATTTACTACCTGGAAAAAAATATGAGTAACGGAACAAAAGTACAAAAACGTGATGGAAGAGTTGAATCTCTTGATTTAGATAAAATGCATTTGATGGTCGAAGAAGCATGTAAAAATCTTGCAGGAGTTTCTGCTAGTCAAGTAGAGATGAAATCTGGTATTCAATTTTATGATGGAATTTCTACTGAAGAAATTCAAGAAATTTTAATTCGTTCCGCCTCAGATTTAATTGATTTGGATCATCCAAATTATCAATATGTTGCTGCTCGTCTTCTTCTCTTTTCTGTTCGCAAACAACTTTATGGAAAAATAAAGGAACTTCCCAATCTTGAGCAACATATTTACAATTGCGTAAATGCAGAAGTTTACGATGGAGACATTTATACCAAATACTCTAAAGAAGAAATTGCAAAAGCAGATTCGTATATTGTTCACGAACGAGACATGAACTTTACTTACGCAGGATTGCGTCAAGTAGTTGATAAGTACCTTGTACAAGATAGAAGTAGTGGTGGTGTATATGAGACTCCACAATTTATGTACATGATGATTGCTCTAACTATTTTTGCAGAGTATCCAAAAGAAACACGTCTTTCCTATGTAAAGAGATATTATGACGCAATCTCAAAGCACAAAATCAACATCCCAACACCAATCATGGCGGGAGTGCGAACTCCGCTTAGACAATTTGCTAGCTGCGTCCTTGTTGACGTTGATGACACCCTCGATAGTATCTTTAGTAGCGATATGGCTATTGGCAGATACGTTGCACAGAGGGCGGGAATCGGCATCAACGCTGGTCGCATCCGTGGCATCAACAGTAAGATCAGAGGGGGAGAAGTACAACACACAGGTGTTGTACCATTTCTCAAGAAGTTTGAAGCGACTGTCAGATGTTGCACGCAAAATGGCATACGAGGTGGATCCGCGACAGTCCACTTCCCAATCTGGCACCAAGAAATCGAAGACATTCTAGTTCTTAAGAATAACAAAGGAACTGAAGATAATCGAGTTCGTAAACTTGACTATTCTATTCAAATCTCAAAGTTGTTCTATGAAAGGTTTATCAAAGATGAGGAGATTACTCTCTTCAGTCCCCATGACGTACCTGGACTTTATGATTCTTTCGGAACAGACAAGTTTGACGATTTATACGTTGAATATGAGAATAATTCGTCCATTCCGTCGAAAACTATTAAGGCACAGGAACTCATTCTTAGTCTCCTTAAAGAACGCGCTGAAACGGGTCGTATCTACATTATGAATATTGACCATTGCAACTCTCACTCTTCCTTTAAAGATAAAGTTGAGATGAGCAATCTATGTCAAGAAATTACTCTACCAACGTATCCAATTCAGCACATTGACGACGAACATGGGGAAATTGCACTTTGTATTCTTTCCGCAATTAATGTCGGTAAAGTTAAGTCTGATGAGGAACTGGAAGAACTTTGTGACCTCTCAGTTCGTGGTTTAGACGAATTGATTGACTATCAAAAATACCCCGTAAAGGCGGCAGAAATCGCTACCAAGGCGCGTCGTTCTCTTGGTATAGGGTTTATTGGTCTTGCACACTATTTGGCAAAACTTGGGTTTAATTATGGTGACCAAGAAGCATGGGATGCTGTTCATGGACTTGCGGAATCTTTCCAATATTATCTACTGAAAGCATCTAATCAACTTGCTAAAGAAAAGGGTCATTGCGAATACTTTGGACGTACTAAATATTCTGATGGAATTCTTCCAATTGATACTTATAAAAAAGATGTAGATGAAATTTCTTCTATTCCGTTAGAACATGATTGGGAAACTCTTAGAGCATCTATCTTGGAACACGGTCTCAGACACTCAACACTGTCCGCACAGATGCCATCGGAGAGTAGTTCCGTTGTGTCAAACGCAACTAATGGAATTGAACCACCTAGAGATTACTTGTCCGTTAAGAAATCAAAAAAAGGTCCGCTCAAGCAAATTGTTCCTCAATACCATTCTCTCAAGAACAACTATACTCTTCTTTGGGAAATGCCTAGTAATACTGGTTATATTAATATTGTTGCTGTAATGCAAAAGTTTTTTGATCAGGCAATTTCTGGTAACTGGAGTTACAATCCAGAAAACTATGATAATAATGAAGTTCCTACGTCGGTTATGGCAAATGACTTTTTGACTACATACAAGTACGGGTGGAAAACTTCTTATTACCAAAACACTTATGATATTAAGACTGATGAGGTAGTAGAAGAGAAACCCAATCTTCAAGATTTGCTAAGTGAGTTAAGTTCAGTAGAGGAGGGAGAGTGTGAATCCTGTGCAGTTTAAGATTTCTTCCACGGAAGACAACCAAACACAAGTTAAAGGAATGACTGTTTTTAATACGGAACAAGTTAATACTAAAAAACAACCAATGTTTTTTGGAAAGCCTTTAGGAGTTCAGAGATATGATTCGTACAAATATCCTATATTCGATAAACTGACTACTCAGCAACTAGGATACTTCTGGAGACCCGAAGAGGTGTCTCTCCAGAAGGATCGTGGAGATTATCAAACACTTCGTCCAGAGCAAAAGCACATCTATACTTCTAATTTGAAGTATCAGATTATGCTCGACTCTATTCAGGGTCGTGGTCCCGGTATGGCATTTATTCCATACTGCTCACTTCCTGAGTTGGAAGCATGTATGGAAGTGTGGGGATTCATGGAAATGATTCACTCACGTTCATATACTTACATTATTAAAAATGTTTATTCTGACCCAAGTGAGGTGTTTGATAAAATTGTGACCGATGAGCGTATTCTGGAGCGTGCTAAGAGCGTTACAGAGTCTTATGATGATTTCATTCAATCGTCCCATCAATATGGTGCATCCGATACTTGGATGCATAATCTTGAAGGAGTATCATACGCAAAGGAAACAATCAATGATGTTAAACGAAAATTGTACAGAGCAATCGCAAACGTTAATATTCTTGAAGGTATTCGCTTCTACGTTAGTTTTGCTTGTAGTTTCGCCTTTGGCGAACTTAAGCTTATGGAAGGATCCGCTAAAATCATTAGTCTCATTGCAAGAGACGAAAACCAACATCTAGCCATTACTCAAAATATTCTGAATAAGTGGAGAGATGGTGATGATCCAGAAATGAAACAGATTATGAAAGAAGAGGAGGAATGGACATACGCTATGTTTGATCGTGCTGTAAATGAAGAAAAGAAATGGGCGGATTATCTGTTCAAAGATGGAAGCATGATTGGTCTTAATGACAAACTTCTTCAGCAATATGTTGAATGGATTGCAAATCGTAGGATTAAGGCAATTGGTCTAAAACCACAATATGATATTGCAGCAAATAATAATCCTCTTCCTTGGACTCAACATTGGATTTCTTCTAAAGGACTTCAAGTTGCTCCACAAGAAACGGAAGTTGAGTCCTATGTAGTGGGGGGTATTAAGCAAGATGTTACCAAAAATACTTTCGCAGGATTCCAATTATGACGAATGGTGCGAGCAGGAAATCCTGAACGCATACAAAGAAGCAGCAGAATGTGATGACTTTTTGTTTGGAGATTATGACTATTATAAAGAATGGATTGGTATAAGTACTTAAAATATTATAGATAGGGGAGAGTAATCTCCCCTATTTTTATGCCTAAAAATCAAATATCCAAAGAAGAACTTAAAGTTCGGGTATTAAAATTAAAAGACAAACTTTATAAAGATCATATTCGTCCAGAAATGGATATGAAAGGACTTGCTCATAAATATCTGAACGAAGTTCTTGATATTATTGATGAGTACAGATATTGACTATGAAAATCCATGGAGTTATAATGGAAATCCTTTTACTAGTGCTGATATAGGAGACTACTTTGGTTTTGTTTATTTAATAGAAAATAAACAAAACGGTAGAAAATACATAGGAAGAAAGTACCTCTGGCAGTTTAGAACACCAAAAGGTAAAAAAAGAAAAGTAAAATCAGAATCAAATTGGAAGGAATACTATGGGTCTTGTCCGGAACTTAAAGAAGACATTGACAAATTGGGCAGAGAAAATTTTAGTCGAACTATCTTATCATTACATAAAACAAAGGGCAAAACAAACTTTGAGGAGACCAGAAGACTCTTCACCAACAATGTCCTCACCGAATCCCTTGACTGCGGAGAACCAGCGTTCTACAATAGCAACATCCTCAATAGGTACTTCCGAAAAGATTATTATGGAAACAACGACTGAAGATATTGTTGCTCACGTAAGAACTTGGTCTCTTGATCGTGCAGCAGATATGAATATCAATAAAGAGGATGCTCGTGCTATTCTTGCAGAGTTTTATGAATGGATTGAACCTGAAGGAGATGAACTTGAGATTGTTTCCCTGGAACCTGAATCTTGACAAATCCTAAATATTAACTTATTATGTAAAATCCCTATTATGAGTAGGGTTTTTTGTTATGAGATTTTGAGTACGATTTAGAGCCGTGGGTGCTGCCCCTGAGAAGGGGAACTTCTCCTTTACCTATACGGATGTAGAGTTCTATTAAAATTAATGCTTTTTAAAACACTTTCAATTCTTGCTATTGCTACTGTAGGATTGGCACCCCTTCAAGCAAAAGCAGCGAGCGGATGTTCCCTCGCATCACATTATGGAATCGGTGATGGATATCACGGGCAGACAACTGCCAATGGCGAACAGTATAATGCTTACGGAAAATCAGTAGCACATCGTTGGCTTCCATTCGGAACAAAACTAAGAGTTACAAATCAATCTAATGGAAGATCAGTAATTGTGCGTGTAAATGATCGCGGTCCTTATATCGCGGGTAGAGACCTTGACCTTTCTTATGGTGCATTCTCTACTATTGCTTCACCAAGTCAAGGTGTTGCTACAATTTGCTACTCGCGGGTATGATTGGATGAAAACTAAATAATAAATAGAGGAGAGCGGTTGCTACTCCTCTTTTTTTATGTTTAATTTTAACTTCGGTAAAAAGAAACCAGATAAGAAGCAGATAATCCTTATAAGCGTCATACTCAGTGGTGTCGTAGCAACCCTCTCCCAATGCTCAGGAGTTCCTTCAGAGCGTCTCTGGGACCTTCTAGACGAGGTTCAGAGGACCCTGTTCCCTCAGACCATAATCAACGATGTGCTTCTTCAAGACCCTTCTGTTGTAAAGAGAAGAGTTGAAAGAGATGTAGATAAAGCAATCAGAGAATATGAACGCTTGACAAGAGACTCAGAACCACCTAGAGTACCTTTGCCCAGGTTGATAGAGAAAGATCTAGATACTTCTAAGTGTTATACTGAAGAATGTAAGTCTTTAGGTGGAGAAATGAGACTTTGTGCTCCTTGGAAAGAAGACTGCATCTAAAATGTATAAATAACTCATCCTTATTTTTATTAAAGGTTATTATGTCTGTATCACAAGAACTCTTAAATGCTGTTGAACTATGGCAAGTAGAAGATGAAAAATTTTCTAAAGGAAACAATTCTGCAGGAACTCGTGCTCGTAAAGCACTTCAGGAAATTGCTAAATTAGTTAAAGCCCGTAGAACAGAAATTACAGAGGAAAAAAATTCCCGTAAAGAAGCAAAGGGTTGAAAATTGATAAGCAAACTCTTATAAATAAAAACACTTAGGTCGAAAACAATGTTTTTTCCATTACCCATTAAACAGATTAGTATTCTTGATTGCCAATATTGGCATATTGAGGGTACTCCCCTGTTTGCGGATATGGAAAGACATATGTAAGATGTAATCCATAAAGCAAAATGCAGGGGAGAGAAACCAAAAGTTTCCTCCCTTTTTTTATGCTTTGTGCCACTTGTTCAACTGGTCGTATCATTTGCCATTGGGGTCCAAACCCTGGTATATTACTTGAGTTGGTGGGGGAACGAGACCCCAAGTGCCTAGGACCACTTCTGGAACTGGCACAAACCACTTGATTCCCAACGGGTTCTGTGGTATTCTTAAAGGGTGGTTGAGAGACCACCAGCACCTTGACAATCTAAACCTTTAATGGGTCTGTTGCATAGCGGCTAATGCACCTGGCTTTTAACCAGTATATCGTGGGTTCGAGTCCCACCAGACCCATTGACCGCTACAGTTCGGTCATTAAACATAAACTGTTCGGGTAGGTGTCCGAGTGGTTAATGGAGGTGGACTGTAAATCCACTGGCTCTGCCTACGGGGGTTCAAATCCCTCCCTGCCCACCTTGACCCATTAGTGTAGCGGTCAATCACGCCACCCTGTCACGGTGGAGAACACGGGTTCAAATCCCGTATGGGTCGTTGCTACGCTGCCTGTGGAGTATTCCTCCTTGGTGGTTGTAGCATCATGGTCCTATCGTCTAGTGGTGAGGACATCACTCTTTCACAGTGAAGGCACGGGTTCAAATCCCGTTAGGACTACCACGGAATGTAGCGCAGTTTGGTAGCGCATCTGTTTTGGGAACAGAGGGTCGCAGGTTCGAATCCTGTCATTCCGACCAGGAAACATAGCTTAGTTGGTAAAGCATTCGACTGATAATCGAAAGAGCACTGGTTCGAGTCCAGTTGTTTCCATTGTTGCCTTGAAGCAACCTAAATCGCACTTAGGTTGCTTCAAGGCAACATTAAGGAAGTGTGGCAGAGAGGTTTAATGCAGTGGATTGCTAATCCGCCGATGTTCTTTAAGGGCATCCGTTGGTTCGAATCCAACCACTTCCGTTGGCAGTGTAGTTCAGTGGTAGAACAAGAGATTCATACCCTCTATGTCGGTAGTTCAATTCTACCCACTGCCTTGTGTCGTTAGCCTAGTGGTTAAGGCATCTGTTTGTGGAACAGAGGAGATGAGTTCAATTCTCATACGACACCCCGCCCTTATAGCTCAGTGGTAGAGCAACTCACTAGTAATGAGTAGGTCGTTGGTTCAAATCCGACTGAGGGCTCTCAACTATCTGGAAATTCCAGATAGTTCAAATGTCTAGGTGGCAGAGTGGTCGAATGCGAGAGTCTGCAAAACTCTTATCACCGTGGGTTCGAATCCCACCCTAGACTCCTACTCCAGAATCGACTAACTGGCAGGTCAGCACCCTTTGAAGGTGTACGTCTAGGTTCGAATCCTAGTTCTGGAATTGCTCCAATAGGGGCAACAATCTGTCCAACACTGGGGTTCGACTCCCCACATCTCCATTCTTGGGGATGAACTGGTATTCGACTGGGCAGAGGGTTTCGAGAATAAATCTCAACAACATCGTATCTTTCCGCAGAACTGCTGTTGCCGTTTGAGCAATAGCACTTTGAGCGAACTGGGGAGTAATCCCCTTTCTTGTCCTTTTAGCTCAGTGGAACAGAGCAGTAGGCTACGAACCTATGTGTCGGGAGTTCAAATCTCTCAAAGGACGTTGCCAGTTTAAGGACTGGCACAAGGCACTTGACTTTCTTGGTTAGATGCCTTATGATGATTGAGTCAAGGGTTAAGGGACTGTCGCCTATTGGTTAAGGCCCACTGCTTATAACGGTGTGAACAGAGTTCAATTCTCTGCAGTCCTACCTTGCTCCTTTAGCAATCTGGTGAATGCAGCGAACTCATAATTCGCCTGAGGCGTGTTCGATCCACGCAAGGAGCACTTGGTAATCAAAGATTACCTTATGGGAGTATGGTGGAATCGGTAGACACATCAGACTTAAAATCTGCTGGGAGCAATCCCGTGGGAGTTCAAGTCTCCCTACTCCTACTTGCCGAAGTAATCCAACTGGTAGAGGTGCCTGACTCAAAATCAGGATGTTGTGGGTTCGAATCCCACTTTCGGTATTGGTTATAACCAAATTTATTGGGATGGTGTAATTGGTAGCACGAGAGTCTCCAAAACTTTTAGTTAGGGTTCAAGTCCCTATCCCAATGCTTGACAAATTCTTCTGAGTTTGTTACTATATAAAAGGATAGAGGTTAAGTCACTGTTACATCCTTATGAGGTGTATCACACTTAATCCATCATCGTGGGGAAGTGTAACGGTTGCACAGAAGTCTCATAAGCTTCAGGTAGGTGGTTCAACTCCACCCCCCGCCTCCAATTGCTTCAGTGGTGGAACGGTAGACACAGCGGACTTAGAATTCGCCGCCTTAAAAAGCGTGGAAGTTCAAATCTTCTCTGGAGCACTTGACAATCAAACTTAAATAGTTTATGATTGTCTCAACTGCGGAATTAGTTCAGTGGTAGAACGCCATCCTTCCAAGTTGGATGTCACCGGTTCGAATCCGGTATTCCGCTCTGAACCTTCGGGTTCTTTATTCCACAATAGCTCAGCGGTAGAGTCGGTGACTGTTAATCACTTGGTCCCTGGTTCGAATCCAGGTTGTGGAGTTGGAAGGTCTGGAAATGTCTGGATCTTCCTCTAAATCCTAAGTTTTCTTAGGTCGGGGACTTGATCACCCCCGCTCGTTGCGGAGAGTGTCTTCCGCGAGTGGTGGGCACTCACTACTCATCAAGGGCGATTAACTCAGCGGTAGAGTGGCTGCCTTACAAGCAGTAAGTCATTGGTTCGAATCCGATATTGCCCATAATAAATAAATTATATTGATGAGAATGAATAGGGTTTAAAATAATGTTGTCAATAAGATGCAAAGATTGTAATAAAGAATTAATAGGGCACCCATCAAAAACAGTAACGTGTGGTTGTCCCAATATGGCAACAATTCGTGGAGACAAGATTTCAGCACTTGACTTATCTCGAATTGTTATGCTAAACTCTTTAAAAGAAAATCAAAATAAAAGTGTGCTGACTTCTCAAGATATTGCTTGGCAAGAAGCACGTCGTCAACGTAAAGTAAGACGACTTGATTTTGAAGTCCGTTAAGGACTTAATTTGGAAAGGTGTCCGAGTGGTTTAAGGAACTTGTCTTGAAAACAAGCGTGTTAGTAGCACCGTGGGTTCGAATCCCACCCTTTCCGTTACATAGAATACAAATTTAATACTTTCTTTCGGTTTCTGTATATTAGTGTTACAAAACACTGACATTTAGATGACGTTTAAAATTCTGTGATTAGTATATAGTAGTACTATGAATAGAAAAAAATGGATCAACACACCTATAATAATTGGGTGAAGATCAAGGAGACTTTTGAATCCTCTGGGAACACTGATAATATGTTCTATAAAAGAGCAGTTGAAATTGTTAAAACAAGAAGAGATCCTCTTGCAAAGTTTCTTGGCGATGAAAAATGATGGATTCTTATGATGAATTTGTGAGTCGTACAGAAGTTCAGGAGATGATTGATGCAGCAATACGACGACACAACCGTAATGCTTCTATCATTAGTATGTGCGTCGGTTGGGTGGTTCTTGCTTTATTTGCTGAGGGACTTTTGAGATTAGTTGGAGTTATTCCTCCACTATTTTCTTGGATGAAAATAACATTAAATTGAAAAAATGACTAAAACAATATATAACGCTATAATTATTTTTAGTACTATTGGTTTTTTTATTTTCTGGGGACTTACTCACTCTTATTATAAATAAACAAAAATAAATTAATTGAAATATTATGGCAACTATAACTTTATCTGTGTCTTCTCCCGCTGAAGGATTTGCTTGGAATGTAAATTTTTCTGCTGATGATGCAACACCGATAAAATCTTTCAATAATCCTCAGATTTCAATTATTTGTCCCACCAATACTTCGGGTAATTTTTCTGTTCCAACTACTGGTTTTATTACCAATGTTATTAATGGATTTTCTAGTGATTCATCAGATCCTAACGCAGATAGTTATGTAACTTGGAGGTCTAGTGCATCAACTCCCGGTCAATATCCTACATCTGGAAGAAGTTTAGATATATGGAGTCATCAATTTTATCTTGATGTAATTTCTAGTGGTAAAACATGGTCGCAAATGAGTGCTACTTATACTTTAAACCCAAGAAAATGGAGTTTAATATATGATTATTCTTCAGGGACTGCTTTTGTTTGGTCTAAGGGTGGAACATTGACAGTTTCTGTTGTATGATAAAAATTATAGAATATCTTTTAACCCATCAATGGTCATTGTTTATTATTGGTTGTCTCTTGACACTCGGACCTGCAATGGGTATACTGATTGTGCATCAAAATAAAAACATCGGGCATTAGCGCAGTTTGGTAGCGCGTTCCGTTTGGGGCGGAAAGGTCAAAGGTTCAAATCCTTTATGCCCGACTCATAAAATCTTACTTTATGAAAATGTATCCAGAACTTTCAGATCTCCAAAAATTTACAGTCGAAGAATTTCAATCAAATTTTGATACTCTGATGAATAGAGTAGAAAATGGTGAATCATTTATTATTGCTGATGGTGAAAAAAATGCAGTGATAGTTCCATATAACGAAACTATCAAGTATACAATAGAATCAACATTGGGTGATGAATTGATGAATATATACACTGACCACGAAGAAGGTTCTTAAACTGTCCATCTTGACTTCTCAAAGTCAATCCCTTATAATACTAAGGTCAATACATAGAAAAATGACTCTCACAGCAAAATTCAAGAAAGACGTTCAAACCCTTCGTGGTGCAGCAAATGGTGAATTTTATCTTGATGTAAAGAATCCAAAACTTTATAAAAAAGTTCGTCGTTACTACGAAAGTGAAGGGGTAGTATTTTCTGGTGATCCTTTGGATGACTATGAAATGCTTATGGAATATGTATATCAAGACCTTGAATCAGTTGAAGTTGCATGAGTAAATAGTCACGGATGGACTTTAACAGTACTAATTGCAACAATCCAATTATGCATAAATCGGATCTTCTTCGTTGGATTGGAAATATTCTCCTCATGATTGGTTATCAAACTATGTTATGGGGAGATTTTAAATATGGTTTGATGGTAAAGGTTATTGGAGGATTACTCACTGTTCCTTTTGCTATCAAACTTAAACTTTGGGATGTTTTATTTTTATGTGCATTTTTTGGGTTTAGTGAAATATCAAAACTCATGCAACTTTTTTAGTTTCTTAATC